GGCGAATGGCTTGTAGCCGCTGTCGGAAAGACCCTTGATAATCTGCAGCGAGCTTTCGCCATCGACCTTGTCCTCAATGTAGCTGCCGTACATTTTGCCGACATCACTTAGCGCCCCGCCGATATCGTTGGTCAGCTGAACCTTCGCCTGAGCATTAGTCTGCGCGGCATTGACCATCCCCTGGCCACGGATCATTCCGCTCTCGTCATTCACTGTTGGGTTGTAAGCAAACATAGTTTTATTCCTCCAAGATTCCCGCCGCATCCCGCGCCTCAAGGCACAGTGGTGAACCCGGCACAAACGCGCGGCAGGCGTTTGGTCGGTGGTTGTAAATGGAGCAGCCGACATCGCAGCCGACCTTCCCGGTCAGCGCCACGCAGCGGTTGTTGGTCGTCTTCATCAGTGGGTAGTCGTCGCGCAGCATCCATTGCGGGATGCCGGCAGCATCGCTTCGGTCTCGTCGCAGGACAGGCCAGGACCACTTGTGACTGCAGCATGCGCCACACCGTTGACAGTCGAACTGTCCCACGTTGGGCGGAACCCCTGCGCCTGCGACTGGAGGTCGATGTAGGGTGCTAGGCTGCTGATGTTGTTCGTCTCGCATTGATTCTTCGGGCACCACACCGTGTCGCCGAGGTGGCGGTTCACACAGTTCCAGCATACAGGGTAGTAGTCGCTGTTCGCGCTCTTGTCCTTCCGGTGCCGCCACACGCCGTCCGCCTTTTCGTAGCGTGTCTCGTCATTCGGCACGCCTTCGGCCTCCAGGTAATTCCACACGTCGGCATCGCCCCAGTGGCGCATGGGATAGTATTGCGTCGGCACGCCGGCCTGCACCAAGGCGTCTTGGGCCAAAGGAACTTGGCCTTTGATGAGGTCCACATCGGCCGACTTTTGGCCGTGGAAGGCCGCATCCCACACAAAGTTGAACGTGCCGGTCGGGCGCTTGAGCGCGTCCAGTCCGCAGAGGTAGCGACCGCTGGCGAGTTCTTCCGGCTGCGGTTCCTCGGTGCCGAGGCAGAGGGCGAGCGACTTTTGGCCGAATTGGTAGAGCTTCACAAAGTCAAAGCGCGGCACCGTTGTCTCGATGTCATAGCCATCTGTCAGCGCATAGCCGAGTGGCGCATAGTCATACATCTCCAAGTCCCACGCCTGCGCCAGCATGTCGCTGAACGCATAGCGGTGCCGGAAGCGCGGCTCGCGCCACTGGATGACCGGCAGCTTGGCCCCGACCTTGTGCGTGACGAGGTGCAGCATGGCGGTGCTGTCCTTACCGCCGCTCCAGAGCACAATAGGGCTGTTGCTGGCAGCGAGCCAGTGCTCCACCTTGCGGCAGGTCTCTTTGACAAGTTGCTCCATAAGTTAGATGGCGATGGCGCCAATGCCGACAGCCATACCCACGCCTGACCCGACCATGCCCATGGTCGCCGCGTTGTTCGCTGCCCCAGCCTGCATATTGGCGGCATTCATCGCCGCCCAGTTGTTAAGCTGACTGTTTGCTCTCGAATCAAGCATGTTGGCGTTGAAGCTAGCCACGTTGCCCGCCATCTGCTGGGCACCACTGAAGGTATTGCCGATGCTGCCCTGCAAGCTGTTGCCAAGGTTGCCACCGATGCCGGCGCTCCCAAGCGCGCGGCCATAGGGATCAACCATCAACTGCCCCTGCGCCGCTTGGCCAAGCATCCCGCCAGCCTGACCGGCGCGGCCAAAGACATTGCCCGTGACCATCTGGTTGGTCGCCGAGGCAAAGTTCCGCCGGCTGGCCTCGCGGGCTTGCGCGGCGGCGTCACGGTTGAGGATCTCAGCGGCGCTGCTGCCCATGCTGGTGCCAAGACCGCGAGCAGCAAATGCGGCGCGGGCGGACTGCTGTGCGTCGCGGGTCTCTTCGGCAGATAGCGACCGGCCCAAGGCGAGGTCGGCTTCGGCCTGCTCGCGCAGGGTGCGCTCGATGGTCGTCTCGCCGACGCGGTCGGCCAGCATATTGCCGAGGCCGGACACGCGGTCGATGTCGGCGCGGGCGCTGCGGGTGAAGTCGTTGTTGAGGTTGTTGGCGATCTTCTGGATCGTCCCGAGCTGCAACCGCTCAAGCTGCGGATAAGCCTCAATCTGCGCCTGCACCTGAGCGCGGGCCGATGCCGCCGCCTGCTCGTTGGCCGAGCGCATCAATGCGTTGTAGTCCAAGGGTGCCGCGTGCTGCACCGATGGCTTCTTGGTCTTCTTACCTCCAGAACCTCCCATAATTATAGCCCTACCTTTCTTGCAAGTTTGCGCCAATCGTAGGCGCGGATTGTAAATTGATTATGCCGGCACCACAGCGCCCATTGCTGCGGGCGTGACGCCACACGCATAAACTCCCGCACCGGGTTTGCGCACCCAGCAGCAGCAGCCAGCTCCACGAACCAAGCATTGTGCTCGCCGTCATCGGTGAAGTCCTCCGCTTCCGCGTCCCAGTATACCTGACGCGCCAAGAGAAATACCTCCGGCGTCGAGTAGACCAGCCCGTGCGTGAGATGCCAGCCGAGGGTTTCCTCGAAGGTCTCGTCCGCGACGTTGGAGTCGTGCCATTGTTTTGCGCGTTGCCATGGGGTCATCGGAAGATGGCGACGGCAAAGTATTCGGCTTCCTCGCCCATGCCGGCCGTTGCCCCTTGGGCCGACCACACGCGCACGGAGGAGGCCGTTACTGCGGCGGCGCTATAAATAGAGGCGCTGCCATCATAACTCGTTGTTGGCCCAGCGTTGGTCCATCCAATCGTTGCGCAGTAGTTGGCGTCTGGCATTGCCGTTGTGAAATTTACCGTATAGTCGCCAATTCCGTTTTTAAGCACACTCGACACGTTCCCGCTGGCGCGGATCTTGACGTTGGCTCCGTTGGTAGACGCGCCGGTGTCTCCCTCATTGCGCGTCCCATCAAAATTCACCCAAGCCCTGCACGCATAGATCGGCGGCGAGTTGTCGGCGTTGAGCGCCTTTTTGATCTCGCCGTCATTGGCCGACAACGAGAGCTTGGCGTTGGTCACACTGTCGTCCGGCAGCGTCACCGTCTTGCTACTCAAGTCCAGCGTGGCGGCCAGCTTTGCGTCGGTCACTTCCCCATCCGCCACCACCACAGTTGGCGCCGCCGCTGAGTTGAGCTTTGCGGGCGTCACGGTCTCGCCACTTGTCCATGTATACCCTGCTGTCACTGTTGCCATAGTCGTTCTCCTTAGTTGTTAAGCTGCATTCCTTGTCTCGGTCGGCGGCAGCGACGGGCCAGCGGCCTCGATGCTGACGTTGCGGATCTCCGGCCGGTTCGCCGTGGTTTCAAATTGCAATTCGCAGTAATGCGCCTTTTGGCGGATCGGCTGCTTGAGCGTGTAGTCTTCAGACAAGCCGCTGGTGTTGGTTTGCCCTGGCACCAGCGTGATCTCGGCATCAGGGTTGATCGTGATTGCTTTGACTGTGACGCTGGCGGTGTCCGGCAGCACCACATCGGCCAGCGAACGGACGAAGCGCTTCGTTGACATGCTGCCCATGCCGTAGCGGCGGGTCTTGATGCGGCCCGGAACCGGCGTGATGACATCGGCCTGCGAGTCGGGCGACTGGTCGCCTTCCTCAATCTCGTCGAGGAGCATGAGCTTGCCGGCCTTGTTGCTGACAAAGAGGCGGCGCTCGTTGGCGCGGGTGGCAACGACGAAGTCATCCACGCCGAAGCCGTAGATGTCGCGGGTCTCCCACTGGTCGTTCAGCGCATTGTAGAGGAAGACGCCGTTGTTGCTATCCGCACCGGCCAGCGGGACGGCGAGGTAGTAGCGGTTGGAATACCAAAGCCCGACTGAGTTTTTGACGAGGCCGTCGTTGAGGTCTTCAAGCTGGTTGGCAATGGGGTCCGAGAGAGGCTTGGTGTCGCCGCGAAGTTTAAGGTCAAGGCGACTGTCGAGGCGGTAGACGCCGGAGTCACTCAAGAAATAGACGAACTGGCCTGCGGTAGCGATGGACCGGCGGGCCGCGCAGCCGACCTCGTCGGTGAGGAGCGTGAGCTTACTGAGTGCCGTGTCGATGGCCGTAGAGGCGCCGTCCACGCTGGCGAACTGGTTGACTTCCGCCAGCCAGATGCTCTTGCGGCAGAAGACGAGGAAGCTGTTCTCCACCCACGGATGCACCGCGACGACGAAGTCATTGCTGCCCGCACCGGCGCGGAAGGACTGCCAGTAGGGATCGTAGGTATTGGCGTCCAAAATATCGCTGATCAGCACGTTGTTCTTGCCGTCCGGCAGGACGAGGCGGTTGTTGATGTAGGTCGCCCAAGGCGTTGACCGCATGGTCTTGTAGGTCGCTGAGAGTCCGGTCGGCACGCCCGCCGGGCTGCGGACGAAAGCCGTGGCAACGCCGTCCCAGTAGAGCGGCGCCTTGACGCGGCGCACGGTGCGTCCGCTGGTCGTGGCGTCGGAGGCGGTGCCACTGGGGACGGTGATCTCAAAGTCGTCGGTGTTGGAGACCGTGATGTCGTATTCCACGCCGTCAAAGGCGGCCACATTACTGCCCTCGATGCGCACGCGGGCGCCAACAGGGAAGCCGTGGCCGGTCAAGTCAACGGTCGCCGTGGTGCCGACCACCGTGATTCCGCCGGTGGTCACGTTCTTGACCACCCAGCCAGGGCGCGCTGCATCGGCCTCGCGGAAGAGGTAGAGGCGGTCGTTGGCCTGCGTCATGGAAACCGTATCAGTCGGCTCGATGATCTCATCTGGCGATGTCGGGTAGGCCAGCTCCTGCGGGAGCGCGCTGATGACGAGGTAGTTGCCATCCTCGTCTACGATCTCCTCGCCGGCATCGGTGACAAGGAAGCCGCCGGACCAGACTCCAGCAAAGGACTGGTTGTCGTCCAAGAGAATGGTGTAGCCACGGTCGCCGCCCGCCAGCACAACGATCTCGGCCGATTGCACTTGATCCGGCGAGCGGTAGACGGACGCCGCAAAGATGCCGCCGCTGTAGACGCTCTGCACCACCGGCGCGTTGGGCGCTGGGTTCAGCACGAAGGGAACCGTGAGCGGCGAGCTGGCCACGCTGATGGCGTCCGCCATGCGCTTGGCGCCCCTGCGCGTCACGGCCACGCCACGATCCAACCGCATGTTCTCCGAGAGCTGGAGCATGCCGGCAGGCAGCGCCACCGGATTGATCCGGCTGGCATAACCAGCGAATCCGGCGTCGCCGTCGCGGAGGATGGGGCTTTCGAGGGGCATCAGCGATTAGCCTTCATACATGATGTTCACCGATCCGGCGTCGAAGGTGTCGGTGCCGTTCGCTGTAGTTATGCGGACCTGCGTAAGCGTAGCCGAAAGAGTTTTTGTGCCAGCAATGTGGAGGGCCGCTTCTCGCCTGCTTGGATACAAGCAGCCTTGGCACGCCCAAGTGTCCCCAGACAAATTTGCCAAGATGAGTACGCCGCTTAATGTTTCATCGGCATGGTTGCCAGAAGGCGCGTTAAGCGGAACGCCCGCCGTTGACACGGCGGTGTCGTTGACTTCTCCGCATCCTGCCACATAGCCAGTATTTTCAATGCCGCCAGCGTCTCCAATTTGCAACAAGCGGGTAGAGGTTCCGCTTGCACTAACTCCAGCCATCACGACTGTAATACGTTTCACCCAAGACGGAATTCCAGTGAAGTCTATGCTGGTGCCGCTGGTGGTGTTTTGCGCGGTGGCGAGCGTTAGAGGCTGCGATAGCTTTGCTGGAGTTACATTGGCGTCCAAAATCTTCGCCGTCGTCACAGCGTCGTCGTCAATTTTGGCCGTTGTCACGGCATCATCGTCGATCTTGGCGGTCGTAATTGCGTCATCCGCCAGCTTGCTCCCAGCGATGTCTGCCGCCGCATCAATGTCCGCATCGATCAGTCCACCGCGCACCACGCTGGCGGCAACACGCTTGGTCAGTCCGCTCTGCTCGATGACGAACTCGTCGCCGGATGCGATGGTGGTTGCTTGGGTTAGTTGTCCGATTGTCTTGGCCATAGTGTTTTAGGATTTGCTGGTTAAAACGTAAGAAAGGGTCTTTGCGTTGTTCCGCTTCATCTCGGACTCAACGAGCGTGATGAAGGCCGGCCATTGGGCGGGTGGCAGGACAGAACATCCTTCGCTGCCTGGCCCTCTGGTGACGGGGCCGCCGCGATGCACGTTGATGCCAAACCAGCCGGTCTCTTCCTTGTCGTTGCGGACAACGGTGACCGGAGCTGCTTGGACCAAAGCGCGGTAAGGGTTGCCGCGCCGAATGCCATGAAGTCCGAGTTTGTATTTCCAGACTCCTGGCTTGAG